GTTTAGGCGTCATTTGCTATGAATTTGAGTGTTTCCTAGGCGTTTGACGTGGCAACAGCAGGGGAAACATGGCGATGACTCACAGAGCAATGGCCAAGGCCATCGGCCTGACGGCTGGGCAAGTGTGCAAGCTGGCGAAGAAAGGGATGCCTCTGGACTCGCCAGAGTCCGCATCCGCCTGGCGTGGTCGCCACATCGGCGCGCACACCAACCGTCCAGCACCGGCTCCAGCAAAGCCAGCGCCGATGCAGGAAGAAGATCCAGAGGCCAAGCACGTCGAGGATCTGGCCGACCTTCCCTTTGAGCAGATAACCAATACCGACAACTGCCGCGACGCCTTGCAGGAGAGCCGCGATGCCCGCCGCTTCGCATGGAAGAAGGTCAAAGACTTGGACGCCGCCGGGCAGCTTGAAGACAGCCGCAAGTGGATGCAGACGCACCAGCAAATGCTTTTGCGGCAAGGCAATCTTGAGGAGCAGTTCCGCAACCTGATTGAGCGGGACGGGGAAACCATCAGCTACCGTGACGCCGACACAAGATACCGCAGCTTCCTCAACGACATCCGCGTCATCTGCATGGCCATGCCGTCTTCCCTGGCGTCCAAGGTCAACCCAACCGACCCGCCGCACGCGCAGAAGATCATGGAAGAGTGGCGCAATGATGTGCTCTTCAAGACGCTCAAGGCAAAAGGTGGCGAGGCATGATTGACCAGCTTGTCGCCTCGATGCGGGACGTGTTCAGCGCACCCGACATCCGCAGGCCCTGGCAGTGGGCCGAAGATGAGATTGTCCTGTCTCGCCGGCAGACCGAAAGCATTGGCCCCTATTCGACCCTCCTTACCCCTTACGTCCGCGAGCCGCTGGAGTGCTTTGCCGACAACCGAGTCACCGACCTTACGCTTTGCTTTGGCAGCCAGACCTCAAAGACCACCATACTGATGATCGGCGCGGCCTGGCGCATGGCCAATGATCCGGCCCCGAGCATCTGGGTCATGCCCACCGAGCACCTGTGCCGCAGCTTTTCGGAAAACCGATGGCAGCCAATGGTTGAGGACTGCGGCGTCCTGCGCGCCCTAAAGCCACAAAACCCGCACCGCTTTAAAGCCTTAGAGCAGCAATTCCGCGATGCCACGCTGACTTTTATCGGGAGCAACTCGCCGGCCAACTTGGCCAGCCGCCCGGCGGGCCTGCTCATCATGGACGAGACGGACAAGTTCGCCACGGCCACCGAGCGCGAGTCCTCTGCCGTGGCCCTAGCTGAGAACCGCACCAAGAGCTACACAAACGCCCTGCGCGTCAAGGCTAGCACGCCCACCGTGCCGGATGGCGAAATCTGGTCGGCCTTTATGTCAGGGGATCAGCGATATTACTTTGTGCCGTGTCCGCACTGCGGAGAGAAGCAACGCCTGGAGTTTACGCAAGTGCGCTGGGACAAGGACGCGAAGATTGACGGCAAGTGGAACGGGGATGCCGTGAGGCGCTCGGCGCATTACGAGTGCGTCCAATGCCAGGGAAAGATCACCGACGGTTACAAGACTCGGATGCTGCGCGAGGGCGAATGGCGGGCGACTAACTTGGCGGCCTCGGCAGGGCGGCGAAGCTATCACCTCAACAGTCTTTACGCGCCTTGGAGATCCTGCGGCTTTGCCGAGTTGGCCGTGAAGTTTCTCCAAGCCAAAGACACACCGGCAGACATTCAAGACTTCAACAACTCAACCCTCTCCGTGCCTTACGCGCCCATCGATGTGAACGTCAAGGAGGAGAAGGTGCGCGACTGCCGCGATCCGCATTGCCAGTGGCAGCAAGTTCCCGAACACGCCAGCGGAGACAAGCTGGCCTATTTGTTCCTTGGAGCCGACCCCGGCCAGCACCAAACGCACTGGGTGGTTTCTGCCGTCAGCACGGCAGGGGAGATCACGCCGATTGACTGCGGCACGGTGCTTTCGCCCGAGGACTTGGTTCACTTTGTGCAGGAGGGCAACCCTGCGCGCCTGGCCTACAAAGACGCGGCAGGCAACGAATACAACGTCAACCGGGGGCTGGTGGACTCGGGCTATCTGACCGAGCGCGTTTACAACGTCTGCTATGCAACCGCCCCGGTGATGTGGCCAAGCAAGGGCAGTGATGCCGCCTTTGGTAAAGACCCCGTGCGATACACCCGCCTGCAAGCGCCGGCAGGGCTGGGCCTCTACACATACATAGACAACGACATCAAAACGGAGTTCTACGATTGGCGCATCAACCGCCGGCGCGCTCCCCTCTTCCGACTGCCAATGGACGCGCCCGAGGCGCTCATGGCAGGACTCAGCGGGCAGCAACTCATTACCAAGCGCACGGCGGGCGGGACTTCTCAGCAGTGGAAGAAACTGCCCAATGACCACTTTGGCGACTGCGTGAAGCTGGCCTATGTCGGCTGGCAGATTCTCAAAGAGAATTTCGGACAGACCGAGGAAGCACCTTTGACAGAGCCAGCAGAAGCATGACCTCTGAGTTGGCTGGCATTCGCAAATATCTCAAGCGCACAAAAACGCTGTCTCAGCTTGAAGTGCTCTCCAATGACTTATACGCCATTGCCGACTCGGAGGTCGTTATTACCAACGCAGGGTTTGAGGGCGGCACCACGTCAGGCCAAGCCCGCAAGTATTCCAAAGGCGACATTCTCAACATTGTCGAAGACCTCATTGCCGAACTCGATCCGCCTACTGATCCCGTCAAAACCAGTGGGGCGGGGATGATCTATGCCGACTATTCCGAGGCGCTGATTCACCTCTGAGCCTTTGACACTCCCGCCCGAGCGTGGCGGAAATCAAAGGCAAATCAAAACGCGGCGGGTATCGCCCAGGGGCGGGGCGTCCCAAGAAGGCTGACGCCAAAAATGCAGCCTTTGAAGCTGCCGAACTTTACCAGCCAGGACGCACGCTCATCTATATGCCCACGGTTCAGCCGAGGCAGGAGTTCCAGAGCGGGACGCGCACCAACATCATGCGGAAGGCGCGCTGGCTTTACAACAATGTCGGCCTTGCCGCCCGAGCCGTGGACGGTGTGGCGCGCTACACCTGTGGCACTGGCATCATCCCGGCAGCCCGATCCTCTGACGCCGCGTGGAACCGCCAGGCCGAGGAGATGTTTGAGGACACCTGTGGCCGCGAAGCCTTTGGATTCGACGCGGCGGGCCAGGTCAATTTTTACGAGGCACAGCATTTTATCTGCAAGCACGTTGCCATTGACGGCGACTTCTTTGGCCAGTTCGTAAAGAGCAACGATGGCCGCGCCCTGATGCGTTTCATCGGCGGTGAGTCAGTCGGCAACGCCACCACCGGCCTTGCCCAAGACGAGTGGCAAGATGGCGTCCGCACCGACAAATTTGGCAAGCCGACCCAATACCGCCTGCTGGCCGACGAGACGAGCCGCGCCTTCACCGATGTGGCCGCAGATGACATTCTGCATTTCCACCGCCCGGCGCGCATTGGTTACACCCGCAGCCCTTCTTGGCTCTCCCGCGCTGCCCTACATTTGCACGACATGGCCGACATCGTGGCCTTCACCAAGCAGACCTTCAAGCTGGCCAGCCAGCCGGCCTTTATCATCAAGAGCCCCGACGCGATGCAAGTTGGCATGGGGGCCGCGCTCAAAAAGCAGGACGCCGCCACCGGCAGCGTGACCCTCGACAAGCTCTACGGAAGCAGCGGCGTGGTGCAACTCCCGCCTGGCACCGAGCTTCAGCAGTTTAAAAACGAGCATCCCGGTAGCAACTTTCAGAGCTTTATAGACTTTCTTGCCCGCGACATTTCATGGGGCATCGGTCTTTCTCCCGAGATGCTGTGGAGCGTGGCCGGCATTGGTGGGGCCAACACCCGCTATGTGCTGGCCGACGCCCAAGTCTTTTTTTCCGAGTTGCAGGAATGGTTGATCAACCAATTCTGCCGCCGCTTTTGGAAATACTGGGTCTGGTCGGAGATCCAAGCGGGACGCCTGCCACTGCGCGAGGATTGGTGGAGAGTGGACTTTATCCCGCCGGCAAGGGCCACGGTGGACTTTGGCCGCGATACGAAAGCACTGCTTGAGATCGTCCGCACTGGGGCCATGAGCACCCGCCGCTTTGCTGAGATGCACGGGCTGGATGAAGAGGCCGAGGAAGATGCGGCGATTGCTGCGGCTGTTCGCCGCAGGAACAAGTGCCAAACGGCGGGGCTGGCCGTCACCGATGTTTTCCCACCCGCGCCAGGATCACCGGCTCCCATGCAGCCAGCAACCAATCCAGATCCTGAGGAGCAACCCGAAGAAACCGAGGCCACTCCAGCAGAAGAAGAGGCCCGCCCACTTTGACACTCGGGGCCAAGCATGGCCCAAAACTGGTATGCTTTTAAGAACGCTCCCGACAAAAACGGCGAGGTTGAACTTTCTCTCTACGACGAAATCGGTTCGTTCGGCATCGGCGCAAAAGAGTTCATTGCCGAACTCAAAGAGCACAAAGACGAGCACATTCACCTCCGCATCAATTCTCCCGGTGGAGAAATTGTCGAAGGCAGCGCGATCTATAACGCGCTGACGCGCCACAAAGGCGGGCTGACTGTTCACATCGATGCCCTGGCCGCGAGCATGGCCAGCGTCATCGCCATGTCAGGCGACCCGGTCTACATGGCGGACAACGCGCTTTTGATGATCCACAACCCGTGGACCCTCGCAGCCGGTGAGGCCAAAGACCTCCGCAAGCAGGCCGACCTGTTGGACACCATGAAGTCCAACCTCATCCGCGCTTACCAGAAGAAGAGCGGCATGGAGGAGAAAGCCATCGCCAAGCTGATGGACGAGGAAACCTGGCTCGATGCGGTTGAAGCCGTGGCCCTCGGCTTTGTCGATGCCATCGAGGACGGCATTCCTGCCGCCGCCAGCGCCAAAGAAATGCGGGCGCGGTTTGACAAATTTGCCAAGGCCAAGATGGAAAATACCGTTATCTCCGAAGCCGCCGAGGTTTCCGCGCCTGTCGCAGATCCCGTGGTCGAGGAAACCCCCGTGGCCGTTGAGGCCGTCGAGTCTGTGACCGACGCGCCGGTGGTCGAAGAAGCTGAAGTGGTCGCCGTCGAGGAAGCGCCTGTTGCCGAAGAGGCGCAGGCCGCCGTCACCGCCGACTCACTAGTCGCCAAAATTTCCGACATGGCAGCCAAGCTGTCGCAAGTCGAAGCCCGCGCTACTGCCGCCGAGGCCGAACTTTCCAAGGTCAAAGAAGCCTTTGCCGCGCTTGAAAAAGGCGCAGGCGTAGCCGCCGCCACCGTGGTGCCGACTGTCGCCAGCGAAGACAAGTCCGATCCCGTCGCTCAGTGGATGGACGCGGTCGAGCGCAAGGACTACGCCGCCGCCGGCGACCTCTTCACCAAGCACAAGCGCGCCATCTGGGCCGCCCGCGAAAAACTTTCCAAAGCCACCAGCTAAGGAATCCCAACCCAAAACAACCCAATTAACCAACCAAAAATATGGCTAACGTATTCGACTCGGGACTGGTGGTATCCACCATTTCTCAGCAAATTCAGACGGTCTTGGCTAATCGCCTAGCGCCCCTGCGTTTGTTTACTACAGACTTCTCAAACGAGGTCAAGAAACCCAAAGACACCATTCAGGTGCCTATCGTCTCGGCTACCGCCGCGACTTCCGTCAACCCAACCAACTTTGAACCCGGCTCGTCCGTGACCATTGGCAAAGCCACTGTCACCCTTGACCACGTTGTTCAGTTCTTTGGCATCGACCAGGCAGACATTGCCTTGGGTCATCGCCTTGAAAACTTGGTTGCCATGAACGTCAATGCAATGGCTGACAAGTTGTTCAGCTTGGCCATTACGCCAATCACCACGGCCAACTTTGGCGCGGCGGTTGTCACGACCACCACGATCACTCCCGGCAGCGGCCATCTGGCTACTCTTTGGAGCACGATCAGCAAGTCGACCAACAAAGGTTTGGTGCTGACTCCTTCAATCTACTCGGCGCTTATCCCGACGAACGCCGACTTCCTGCCGCTCCAAAACGGAGCCTACGGATTCGACCAGGGCGTCTACTACGCCAACTCGTTCAGCGGTGCAGTCACCGGCCTCGATGGCTTTGCCTGCTCAAGAGAAGCGATTTGCGTTGCCTCGGCCAAGCCCGCCATCGATCCCGGCGTCTCCTCGCAGTTCGCCATTAGTGACCAAGTGGTCACGCTGGAAGAGCTTGGAATGTCGGTTTACTGGAACGTCTGGGGCAGCACTGGCAACCGCCAGGTCAATGCCAGCATTGAGGTCATGTTCGGTGCCAACGCCGGTCTGACCAGCGGCACGATGGCTCTCATCATCTAAGGTTCGTGTGTTCACCTCCCGGCGGTTGAGTGGCCCGCCGGGAGTTTCACTTAGGGTTTCGACCCAAGGGGTCACGGTTCCACTCACCGTGGCCCTTCCTTTTTGTAGCAAGTGGCAAAGATTCACCTCGGGATAATTTGTGGAAACGAAGCGGACTACATAACCCGCTTTCTTGATTCCTTTCAGCCGCACGTTGATTCAATCAGCGTAGTCCGCGCCATCGGCAACCAGTCGCCCGACGCTACCTTGGACACCGCCAAGGCGCGGGGCTGCGTGGTTAGCGAGTATTTTAACGACCCCGGCAACGATTGGCCGCACGTTGATTCTTTCTGTGCCGCCCGCAACGCGGCTTTTGCCCTGGCACCCGCCGATGCTGACTGGATTATGTGGGCCGATTGCGACGATTTGCTGGCCCCTACAGGCGCACAAGTGCTGGCCGAGATACGAGCAGGCAAGCTGGACGCAAAAGAGGCTGTCTACGCGCCCTACGTCACATCGATGCAGGGCAACTATGCGAGGAGAATCCGTCTCGTTCGCCGCGAGGTTTTCGACAAATGGATCAACTGCATCCACGAAGACATTGAGGTCAAGCCAGACACCCACGCCGCGTGGTGCCAAGAGCTTCAAGTGGTGCATATGCCGGCAGTCAACAAGCGCGGCAGCGTCGAGCGAAACAAGCGCATCCTGACCGCGATCCCCGAGGCCGAGCGCACGGGCCGCGAATGGTGGTTTCTTTTCCGCGAATGCGAAATGCAGGGCGACATCCCTGGGGCCTTAACCGCCGCTGTGGTCGCCACCGGGCGGGATGACTTAGCCAAGGAGGAAAAGTATCTGGCTTACCTGTCCATTGGCCGCTGGCTCAAGGAGATCGAGGAGGCCGAGCGCCCACTGCTTGAGGCCGTGCGCCTGATGCCACACCGCAGGGAGGGGTATGCTGAACTGGCCAAGGTGCATCTGGCCCGGGGGGATGCCGCCAAGGCCGTGGCGTGGTGTGCCAACATGGAGGCGCACGAAGATCCCGACGATGCCTCATGGATTCACGATGCCAGCCTTTACGGATGGCGAGCGCACGATTTGAAGTGTGCAGCACTGGCCAAGGCTGGACTTACCGAGAAGGCCAACAAGATCCGCCGAGAATACCATCGCCGCCACCACCCGCGCATTGCCGTGGGCCACCCGACGTGCCGACCCGAGCAGGCCATCAAAATGAGGGAGCTTTACCTAGAGCGGGCCGCTCGCCCCGAGCTGGTCGCGTATTGGTTCGCCGCAAACGAGGCCGACCAGGCAGTGGTTGATGGCATCAAGCACTACCCGCACGCAGTCAGTGCCGCCGTGCCAGAAGGTCATTCGTCAGCCGTGGCTAACTACAACGCCGCCGCCAAGGCAGCAGCCGAGTCGGCCAAGATTATCCTGATCGCCCAGGACGATTGCTACCCGCCGCACGGCTGGGACGAGCAGATTGTCCAGGCAATGGAACCAAACAAAGGAAAGCCCACCGTCCTGCACGTCTTTGATGGATTCCGCAAAGATCAGATCATGGTCATGCCCTGCTTTAACTGGTCCTACTGGGCGGGCCGCAAATGGCTTTTTAACCCTGAGTTCGATGGCTATTGGAGCGACACCGAATGGAGTTGGCGAGCCTACAAAGAAGGAGTGGTTAAAGACGGCAGGCACATCAATTTCTACCACGATCATCCGCTTTTTACGGGGGCCAAGTCGGACGCCGAGTATATGCGCCAACAAAATCCCGAGGCCGAGCGCCGGGGCAGGGCAGTCTTTGAGCGCGTGGCCACCGATGCCGTTGCCGCCGGGTGGTAGAGGCAACCTTTGACAGAGGCACAATGGCAATGACTCGCGCCGGGATCACAGCTTTTGCCACGGCAATGGCCGACACTCTTAATGCCCTCTACGGCAGCACCGTGACCTATGGTGACGTGGATTATCAGGCCGTGGTATCTACAGGAGAACCCGAGTTGAACCTTGAGGCGGGCGGATTCCAGAAGCCGGTGGAGTTTGTCGTTCGCCTCCGCAAAAGCGACTTGCCCGAAAGCAACCCTTTTGCCGTCTGGAGCCAGGGGCCGCCCTCGGCCAAGTCGGCCATCACGATCAACAGCAAAACCTATTACATCTTTGCCGTGCGGGAGCATTTCAGCCCGCTCGCCCAGGAATGGATCTTGGAGGTCGGCACGCCATGAACCCGCTAAACGTTGAAAAGTGCATGGCCACCTATCTTGAGGGGGTCACCGGCATTGCCAATGTCATCCCAGTGCATGAATCAATCAGCGCCGAGGACGTGGATCTTAATAATTCGGCCATCGTCGTGGAGGCCGAAAGCACCGAGCACACTAGCGGAAACCTCTATTTGGCCACGGTCAACGTCAGTCTCCGCAGTCCCGCCCTTTCCGTGACCCAAGCCAACCACCTTGCCCGCTGGTCACTAGTTGCTGGGGCGCTGGAAAACCAGACCAACATGGCGACCTCGTTTGCCTCGACGATCAGCACCGGCAGCCTGGGCATCGTCTTCAACGGGCGCTATGTCCGATCCTTGAGCACCTCAACCAGTGACCGCGCATGGGTCAACGCAGCCGACTTGGCAGTGGGCATCGGCACGGTTTGACACCTGATCCAAGCATATGCCTTCCATCGGTATCACTCTATCCGACATTGCCGAGCCCTCAAACTCCACCACTGAGGAGTTTACAAAGGATCAAAGCGTCGAGATCGTCACCATCCGCGACAAGACGGGCGTCACCAAGCACGCCACCAAGCTGGGATACAGCACCATCACCCTGACGCGCCGGGGGCGCGGAGCGGGCAGCCTGGCCGATGTTGCCGTGGGCGCGATTAGCGAAGGCACGGCCAAGATCACTTCCGTTCGCAACACGCAGACCGCCGACGATTTTCCAAGCTACGAAATCACCGCAATTCTGAAAGACGACCTCTAAGCCATGCCCTCCACCGTTACAGACATTGGCGTCACCGCCTATTCGGACACCCTCACGCAGAGCGTTGAGATCACAAAGACCGTTGAAGAGCTTCACATTACCGAGAAAGACGGCACCTACGGGCAGGGCAAAGCCTTCGACCCGACCTTTGAAGTTTCAGTCTCTGGGCGCGGCGACCTTCCGGCCCTTACCCTCGGCGGCACGGCGACCATCACCGGCGTCTCGGGCGGCGTCTCAATCATCACAAACATTTCCCAGACTGAGCGCAACGAGGACTACGCAGATTGGTCGTTTACTATGCGGAACTTCCCGGGCGCTTCGTAAGCATTCATGCAAATAAGAGTGGTTAAATCGCGGGCCGACAACCCGCTCACAAGCCTTGAGACTGCGTCTGCCGTGGCCGCGCTCACCTTCGGCTATCAGCTAATCGACAAGAACGAGGCCAAAAACTTTGAGGATTACGTTGAAGAAACCAAAGAAAGCGCCCAGCGCGAAACTCTTTGGGTTTTCAATGATCTGAGCACGGCCAACATTGCTGGCGAGAACGTGGCCCTCAAAGACTTCATCACCCGCTTCATGGACTTGAAGTGGTGCGAGGCGCACGCCGATTCACCGATCGCCAACCTTCGCCACTACCACGAAAACTTTAGCCTGTGGCGGGAGCACTTCCGCGCCAACAAGCCAATGATCCTAATGCGTAAGGGCCAGCGAGTCTTGAAGATCCGCCCCGACGCCACCGAGAAGGAGAAAGCAAAATGGCTAAAACTGCTCTGACCGAGGAGGCTTTTCTTGAGCCGCGCCTGCGGGAGATTGGCGACTTCAAGCTGCGGCCATTCACCGTGGGAAGCCTGCCGCTTTGCAAGAAGCTCGGCCTGACCCAATTCACCGGCGAGGCGCCCGACCAGCCGCTTGACCAGATTGAGCAAATGCGCCAGGTATCGGGTTTCCTCTGGGCGCACTGCGAGCCCATTGACCGCATCCTTCAAGTCATCCGCGACCCCCAGAAGATCGAGGACGAGCTTCTCCGCTACCAGCTATCTATCCCGCTGAACATCTTGCCCGAGGTCATGGTTGAGATTCAGCGCGTCAGTGACATGGCCGCAGCGGCCCAGGTAGAGATTGTCGAAAAGCCCAGCAGTGGGCAGCGGCAGGAATCGCCGCCGGGAAACTAATTGAGCCAGCGTGGATTGCGACTTTCGCCTTCACGCTGGCGCGGGAGACAGGATGGAGCGAGGACTACATCCTTTGGCAGCTTCCGCTTTCCCGCCTTTTGCAATACCAGCACTGCGCTTTGCGGGCCAATGACGTTTGGACCGTGCCGCCAGGACCGCCGGCCAAAGAAACCAATGACGCCTTTGAGCGCATGGCGGCTTTGACAGAGCGGTTTGAGACAGAATGAAGCCCCGTTTTGAAGTAGACGATAAAGCCTTCCAGGGCGCGCTTCGCAAGTTTCAAGCCAACAGCAAGCGGAGCGTCACGGCCAATTTAAAGCAGCAGGCCAAGCTGCTCGTTGTCGAATTGGTCGGGGTCACGCCACCGAACAAGAAGTTTGAGATGAACAAAAAAGGCGGCGAGACAACGGTCAAAAATGACTTGGCCAAACTTTTCAAGTCATCCAAGGCTGCCAAGGCCGAGCGCAACCTTTCCCGCGTTCACACCTCGGCGCGCAATCGTAGGGGCCGTGTGCCTAAAGGTATCGCCAAAGTCAAAGCCGCTGGCCTGCCAGCCTATCGCAAGCTCATGCTGGCCCGAGTCGGCAAGATGGCCGCTGGCTGGAAGAACGCCGCGTCAACCCTCGGGGCCAAGCTGCCTACTTGGATCACACGCCACAGCAGTCCCGGCTTTGGCAAAATCAAGGCCACAGGGCGCAGCATCGAGGTCGAGCTTTCCAACAAATCGGTTTACTCAGGGCAAAAAGGCTGGGTCGAGCGCGGGGTCAAGGCCGCAATGAAGAAACGGTATTGGGCCATGATCAAGCGGGTGGACTTCGTGCAAAAGCAAGCCGCGCAACAGGCGGGGCTGGAGGCGAAATAACATGGCCACGGTATCAACCAAGCTGACTCTGGACACCTCGGGATTTAACCGCGGGATAAAATCCGCAGAAAACGGCATGTCCAAGTTCAAGGCCGCCGCCGGTCCTGCCGTATTGGGCGGGGTGGCCGCTGGTTTTGCCGCTGCCGCTGCCGCTGCCGCAGGGCTGGCCGTGGGCATCAAGGGCGCGCTGGACCTCGCTGGGGCTCTCTCAGACCTCTCTAGTCGCACGGGCGTGGCCGCAGGCGAGCTTCGCATCTTGCAAGAAGCCTTTGCCCGCAACGGGCTATCCGCCGAGAAGGTGGGGCCATCAATCAACAAGATGCAGCGCGCCCTGGTTGAAGCCGGCGACGGCACGGGGCCGGCGGCTGAAGCATTCAAGATGCTTGGCATATCGGTGGATGGGCTGCGCGGCATGGACGCCTCATCGCAATTTGCGGCAATCGGGCAGGCCATAAACAGCATACCCGATCCAGCAGGCCGGGCTGCCGCTGCCATGCAGATTTTTGGCAAGTCTGGCGGCGAGATGCTGACCCTTTTTGCCAACTCAGGGGCAATGGCCGAGGCTGCCCGCAGCGTGGGCGATCAGGCCGACATCCTTACCCGCAACGCCAATCTCTTTGACCAGGCATCCGACATCCTCGGCAGCGTGGCCACCAAGATGCAGGGATTCTTTGTCGGGGTGGCCGACACTTTGGTTCCTGCACTCATGCCGCTCCTTGAGGCCGCTGACGGCATTGACCTTTCCGGCCTCGGGCAAGACCTGGGCAATGCCATTGCCTTTGGCCTGACGGTGATTACCTCGGGCAACCTGGGGAACCTTTTGAGCGCGCAGTTCAAGCTGTCGGCAGGGGAGTTGCTTAACGCAATTTACAAAGGATTTATTGGCATCACCGCATTTCTTGTCCAAAGGTTTATCGACATACCCGCAGACTTTCTAAAAGTCATGCAGGTAGTTACGCAGCCAGCATTTTGGGCTGGGCTTGGACAAGCCCTTCTTGCTGCGGCATTGGGCTTTGGCCGAGCCATTGCAATGTCTGTTGCGGATTTGTTGGGCGCTTTGCGCGAAATACCAGCACTTGCTGGAGTCCTTGAGTCGCCATTAAGTAGCATCATCGGGGCGGCAGACGCAGCCGGTGAAGCACAGTTGGGTTTACAAAACGCCGCCGCAGCCAACCTAAAGGGACCAGTTGATCAGTTGCGCGAACAGGCTTTGCAAAGTTTTACCAGTGCTATTGCTGCCGCTGATGAGGCAATGCAAGGGGCAAGCCAGATTGACACAGGTAAATTTCAAGCTGCCAGAGACGCCTTAGTAAACGACATCACCACGCAGATGGATGCCAACCGCCAGGCAGTGCGCGCTAAATTTGAGGCAACCAAAACCCAGACCCCGCTGATGGAAGACATGGAAGACTCAGCGGGCAAGGGCAAGGGTAACGCCGGTGTGATTGCCCAAAGCCTGCAAAGCGTAGGTGGGGGCGCGGCTTTTGCTCGGTTCTCCGACGCGGCCAACCCGGCGGCTGAAGCTGTCCGCGAGCAAAAGAAATCAAACAACTACCTTGCCGCCATTGCCGAGGGAATCAACTACATCCGCAACGGCAACGGTTCACTGATGCCCGCTTAATCTTATGCCTTCATTCCAAACAGCCGGTTCTCGCACCACAATCACGCCCGAGGGGCGCAAGATTGTTTCCATTCCTGTCAGTGTCACAGACGACACGGTGGCAACCATGCCAACCACGCCAACTGGGATGCGTTTGGTTTCCTCCGAATTTACCAACCGCCCTGACGGTGGCCGCGATTACGTCTTTACCTACGAGTCGAACGGCAGCGCGCCAGGAGACGCGCAAATCCAAATCAACGGGCAGGCCGCGCAAGAGCCCATCGAGACGCATCCCAAGTTTAACGGAGAGCAGGGTTTCGGAACGGTCAGTGACGCCGACCTTGCCGCTATGCGGGCATCTTTAAGCAGTGGAAGCTCGCCGTCTTTTACGGCCACCGGCCTTGACCTGACCGCAGCGCAAAACCTTTACGCACTTATGCTCAAGGGTGTGACCAACTACTACACCGCAAGCGGAGTGACCTATTCCGAGACGTTCGACGAAACTGTGAAGCCAAACCTCAACGAACTTTGCTCAGTAGATCGCCCGCCTGCCGATGCGCCGTCTCTGCGCGAGGGTAGCAACTGGCTGCAAATTAGTTTGCGCGCCAACAAGATTTACGAACCAGACACCGCAACAAGTTTTTGGCGCGTCACCCGCGAATGGTTGGCCAGCGGCCCGCGTGGTTGGAATGCCGACTTCGACATCTACGAATAACCATGCAACACGGCATCCGCGAGTTTCGCCCAAGGCAGCCGCTGGATCGCCAGCTAAGTTCTGATACGCTCAACCGCATCCTGCGGGAGTTAGAAAGCCTACGCATTACCCGGGTGGTCAACGGCACTTTCAAAAAGTTGCCTGGCGGGACAGAGATCGTGGTTGCACCAAGAAGCGGAGGAGGCACACCCGCCACTATCCAACCTTGGGACTTGCAGGCCCAAGTAGATCCCGACGCCGCCCCAGAGAACCCGAACCCGCCCTACCTAGTGCGCGTTCGCCCTGGCACGCTCAATGGCATCCTGCCAACCAACTGGGAAATCGAGCAGGAGTGCGCGTCCACAGGCTTGTTTTACGCCAAGGCCGTCATTGCCACGGACGGGGAAGCTATTACTGGCGTGACCATTGAGATCGACTCTACGCCGCCCGCCGTGCAAGAGCCGGTGGAGTTTGGCATTGCTGCATCGGTGGAATACTTGTTTGGCCTGTTCTCCGAGGGCCAAGTTTATCGGGTGATTGGGGCGGGGCAAATTGTCCTGCCGACCCGGACCTGGCTAGTGACCAGCGCCGACCCCGTGGCGGCCCCGGGCGAGTCGCCCTACGACATCTATTATCTGCTCGGGCCATGATTGCCTGGACAATCCCACGGGAAAAAGTTTTGACCGGCTACACCCAGCAAACGGCCGGCGATTCAAGCAGCGACTTAGACACAAATACTTATCAATTTAGCAACACCCTTACTGGGGGCGCTTCGCTGTCGAGAACCTACACTTTTGCTGGTTCATCCCATACAAGCTATGGAGCGACTGGTTCAACTACTTACTTTTCCTCGTCGTCCAGCGCCTCAAGCACAGAGTCTAACTTGTTTAACGGATCTACTAACTCTAGCTCTGACAGTTTTTCCTCAAGCGGAAGCACGACATCATCTCTGTTTTCTTACGTTGCACAAACCAGCACTACCGAAACCTACGAATACACATTTGCGGTCAGCCTAACCACGGCAACCACTGGCTCGGGATGGTCTTATAGCGGCAGCAGTTTTTTTACAGTTTCAACAGGGACAACAGAAAAAACGACAAGCGCGCAAACAGGGACTGTCACCCTTGATGCCACAACCGAAAGCGGAACAGTTCTTTACGGAGGGCTGGCCGACACAATTCTGCAAGCGGCCACCTCGGAGGTCATTTGGTATTACAGTTCAATCACCCAGTGGAGCGGAATAACTGCCGCCACCAGCCGCGCCACATCAACCACCCGGCTAACCATTTCGCCACTGGTGGTCTTAACGGCATTGCCAAAGGTCACTGCCAGCACTAGCCAAGGCTCAACTGGGGTGGCGGGCAATTCATCGCACAGCTACAGTTACGCAGACAGCACCTATCAGAGCCAATACACAAACACCACAGCAACTGCCACAGCAACAACCCTTGTGTTTTTGGGAGAGTTGCCAAACTACACAAGCGCGGGGACAACAACGGTCGCAACGACAACTACGGCATCGTTTGTCGCAACACTTTTTTACAGTGACGAAAGCTCAGTTGGGGCAACAAATGGGTCAACTCGGGTGTTGAGCTTTGCCACCGTGTCAGACGAAGCAACGCCTGGCACGTTTTACAGTGGATCTTTGCTGACCTGGGACGCACCACGCACAACCACAACGTCTTACTCGCTTACGACCACCGCGCCTATTGCTTTGTGTGAGGCATCGCAAAGTTCAAACTCTACCTCTGTTACTACCAACGACACTTTTTCAGATACTGATGGTGGGGGGACTACATCCCGCAGGACCGTGAATACCGCAGGGGGAGCCTCAAGTGGAAAAACCATAAATCAAAACACCTATCTGCCGCAGCCGCCCATTTGCGGCACATCTATGCCCGGCTTTGTGAATCAATCCAAATTTGTCCCAAGGGCAGCCAAGCTCGGAACGTCCAGCGGGTATTGGTTTGAGTTGGATGTCTCGGACACGATTGAAGACAAAACCTACGCCTACCAAGGGCGCTCGTTTCTGACCACCCTGATGCCGACCACCGCATCAGCCGCAACCTACAACAGCGACAGCATCACCTTTACCAGGTCCACCCTAATCTCTGGACAGCCAGCCACGATCACGTCCAGTGCCGTTCTTCAAGTTGCAGGGAATTCAACCACAACAACTTTTGCCGCCGGGCCGATTGGCATTTGGGGCGGATCACCGGCAGAGGGCGAAACCTTTGCCAACATTGCAGGATTAGACGGCGTCTACCGCAACCGAATCGGCGGCGAGACATCATCGTTTCGACGCGGGGCCACTACGTTTTCTGACAGTCTGCCGCTTTCTTCCTTTTTTCCCATCAAGGGCTTTGGGCCACCCTTGGGCGCGGACGTGGAAACCCGTCCATCTTTTGGCTACTGGACCGAAGCGCGCAATAGCACGGCATTGCCGCCGACCATGCCGCCTGACGCTTGACACGCGCCACGCAGCCGAGTGTTAGCCATAGCCAGTTACGCAACGCGCAGCTATTTTCATTGCTGGCCCCAATTCCTGCGACGTATCGCTGCCGCCGCCGGCCACCACGACTCGGCGCATTTCATCCTAGCCACGGACCAGAGTGACGAGGCAAAGGCCGCTATTGAGGCAGCAAGGGTTGAATTGCCCGAGGGGTGGCGCATTCAAGCCGTGCAGTTGCCAATGGAAGACGGCGGGGTGGAGGGCAAAGACTACAAAGAGCCAGCGCAAATGCGGATCGCCGCTTTGCAAGGCGCGGCCTTTGCCGCAGCCAGAAAGATCCGAGCCACGGCCCTGTGGTCTGTCGAGGCCGACAACCTTGTGCCGCCGGATGCGCTCCGCGTGGCCGAGTGGGCGCTGGGGATGCCCACTGAAGACGGCAGCCCTTTTTACCATGTCGCCGCCGTGACCTACCCCAACGGACTGTTCCTTGGGGGCAACGGAACACCCGCAAACCCGATTGCCGAGGACTTTACCGAGAAAGAGCGCAAGCTGCCGCCACGCTTGGTCCGCGCCTTAGAGGCTTGCCGCGCCCGGCTGAAAGACTGCCAGGACAAAGTAATCGGGGAAAAGGAAGGCAAGCGGCTCGGGCGGCTGGCCGAGCGGGTCCGCAAATGCCCGCCAGACGGCAACGTGTTTGA